AGGGCGGATCGTCGATGGAATGGAGTTTCGACGGCACGGGGAACGCTCCGGCGTTGCCGTCTGGTGTGTTGCGCAGCAGCAATAGAACCGCCGGAAATCAGGGGGAGTCGTGGGAGTCATGGGATTGTTCTCTACTCACACGTAAAAGTGGCAAGACAAAAAAGAAAGACAGAGGAGAACTACCCCCTGACTCCCACGACTCCCCCGGCGGGGGTGCTGACGCGGGACAGTTTCTTGCGCCTGGGAAAGGACCCCGATCGTGGCCTCTGAATTCGGCCGCAGCCGTCGCTCGTTCAAAGCGAAGCTCGTAACACCTCCCAAGCCCAAGCCGGCGCCAGAGGGCCGCCCCAGAATCATCCGCCCGAGGAAGCGGCGGCGTCATGCCCGGTGAAGCCCGCCCGCGTACCCTCGAGCGTGGCGGCCAGAACCGCGATCCGGTGCGCGTACTCTCGGACGAGGAGCCGCGCTTTCGATCGGCCTGCGGGCGCATTACGCAAGCCTGCTTGCGCAGCTCGAGGGCGAGCAGCGGAGGCGGCGCGGATGATTCACGGGTCCTTCCTGCCGAGCCGCGCTGCGGTAATTCAAACCCCGAAAAATCGATAGTGACTGGCCGCGCGCGAAGCTTGAAGGGTGCCGACTGATGCGACGACGAAATCAACGCGAGCTCGCGGAGGACCACGGCGTGAGCGTGCAAACGGTGGTCGCCTGGGAGAGCGAGGGCCTGCCTGTCGCGGACGCTGGCGCTCCCGGCCGCGAGAAGCAGTACGACCTGCCTGCGACGATTGCGTGGCGGGTCGCTCGGGAGGCCGCACGCCGCGACGCGACCGTCGAGGCGGAGCGCCGTCGGCTCGTCGCGGCACAGGCCGATCGGGCGGAGATCGGCGTTGCCCAGCGCGCGGGCGAGCTGGTGGAGCTCGGTGAGTTTCGACGCGGCGCGGTGCAAGCGGCTCGCGAGCTGCAGGAAAGGATTCTCGCCGTCGCCGACAGGCTCGCCCCGACGCTCGACGCGCACGACCCGGGGCGCGCGCAGAAGTTGCTCACCGACGAGTTCGAAACGATTCTCTCGCGCCTTGCCGGCTACCTGGAGTCGCTCGGCGTCGGCCTCGATCCGCACCCGCCGCCGGCCCCGAGCACTGGCGCGGTGTCGAAAGAGGTGCCGCTCGCCGCACCGCGCCGTTCCAGTCGGACCTGGGCGACGAGCTGGCGGCCATGACGGTCGCTCAAGCCCCCCGCCCACGGCGCGTGGCCGTCGCCAACGGGTTTCGCGCCGCACTGCTTGCGTTCGCGGAAGGGTTCCGACCAGTCAGGCCGCTCAATGTCAGCGCGTGGGCAGACTCGCGCCGCGTCCTGTCTCGCTCGGCGAGCGCGGAGCCCGGCCAGTGGGAGACGTCGCGAACGCCGTACCTGCGCGAAATAATGGATTGCCTCTCAGTCTCGCACCCGGCGCCGGTCGTCGTATTCCAGAAGCCGACGCAGATCGGCGGCACGGAGGCCGGCAACAACTGGGTGGGATCGATCATTGAACAAGGCCTCGGCCCGACGATGCTCGTGCTGCCGACGAGCGGCGCGGCGAAGAAGGCCTCGAAAACCCGCATCAACCCGATGATCGTGGATACACCCTCGCTCCGCGGCCGCGTGCGCGAGGCGCGGTCGCGCGATTCGGGCAACACGACGCTCCTCAAGGAGTTCGACGGAGGGGTGCTGATTCTCGCCGGCGCAAACAGCGCGACCGAGCTCAAGTCGAGCCCCGTGCGGAACCTCTTCCTCGACGAGATTGAAGAATATCCGGCCGACGTCGATGGGCAGGGTGACCCAGAAGAGCTGGCTGAAAAGCGCACCGACACATTCGCGCGCCGCAAGATCTTCAAGGTGTCGACGCCGACTGTAGCTGGCGGCCGGATTGATCGGGCGTACTGTGCAAGCGACCAACGCCTCTACTTCGTTCCATGCCCGCATTGTGAGCACGAGCAGACGCTGCGATTCGCCCAGCTACGGTGGGAAACCCGGAAGCGCTGGGAGCGGAGCGACGCTGAGACGGGCGAGATCCTGGAGACGGAGGCCGACGCGCCGGGAAGCGTGGAGCACGACACGGGGGAGCTGCTCGACGTCTGGTACGAGTGCGAGGCCTGCGGCGCCCGCGTCGGCGAAGAACACAAGTCAGCAATGCTCGCCGCCGGGCGCTGGATCGCGCAGAACCCGGGACCGGACCGCGCCGCCGGGTTCAAGCTGAATGCGCTGTACGCGCCGGTTGGCTGGTTTGGGTGGCGGCGCGTGGTGCTTGCGTGGTTGAAGGCAGAGAAGGACACCACGGGCGCGCTCGCCAAGACCTTCGCCAACACGATCCTGGGAGAAGCTTATGAGGAGCCCGGCGAGACGATTGAAGTGCATTGGCTGCAGAAGCGGATCGAGGCCTGGCGGATCGGCGAGCGCGTTCCCGCCGGTGCGTTACTTCTCACAGCCGGCGTTGACGTCCAGGGCGACCGCCTCGAGGTCCGCGTCTGGGGTTACGGGCGGGACGCCGAGAGCTGGCTGATCGATCGCCACTTACTCTTCGGCTCGCCGGCCGCCGATCAGACTTGGCACGCGCTCGAGCAGCTCCTCGAGCGCACGTGGCCGCACGAGCTCGGGGGCAAACTCCGCATCACGGCGCTCGCGATCGACGCCGGCGACGGCAACACTACGCATTTCGTCCGGGCGTTCGCGCGCAAGTGGGCCCCGACCCGCCGCGTGATCGCGGTCAAGGGGCAGGCGGTGCAGGGTAAGCCGCTCCTCGGGCGTCCGACCGACCAGGACGTCAGCGCCCGCGGGAAGGTCCTGAAGTCCGGCGTGAAGCTCTGGCCGCTGGGCTCGGACACCGGCAAGGCGGTCTTCTACGCGCGGCTTCGGGTCGAGGAGCCAGGCCCCGGTTTCGTGCACCTGCCCTCGGGACTTCCTGACGAAGAGCTCGAGCAGCTCGTGGCTGAACGCTTGCGGACGCGTTACATCCGCGGGTTCGCGAAGCGCGAGTGGCACCTCGATCGCGGTCGGCGCAACGAGGCGCTCGACTGCCGGGTTATGGCCGACGCTGCGGCGGAGTACGCGGGGATCCGGACGCTCAGCGAGGCCACCTGGGCGAAGCTCGAGGCGGCGGTACAGGTCACGACCGAGGATCTTTTCGCGGAAACGGTGAGGCCAGCACCAGCGCCGCCGAAAGCGGCGCCCTCGGTATTCCCGCGCCGCAATTGGGCCACCGACTGGAGGCCCCGCTAAAGGCGCCCCGCCTGCGCCTGATCCATGGACAGCACGCCGACCTTGCCGGACAACCTGCCGCGCGAGCTTCGCGAGGTCTTCGCCGCCCGGTGGCGCGCAGCGCACATTGACGAGGAGCGGCTCCTCGGGCGCCTAGCGGCCGCGCCCGAGTTCGAGCTTGCCTGCAAGGCGCTCGCGTTTACCACCCAGGAGGCCTGGGCGGCACTGCTCGCTGCCGTAGCGGACGCTCATCGCGGAGTCGAGCGCGCGCCGGCAGTTCGTACGGCACGGGCGGACCTTCGGCGGCGCCGGCAGCGTGGCGCCGAGCGGCTCGCTGACATCGCCGATCGGTTGGCTGGGATCGAGACCGACCTGCAGACGCTCGAGGCCGACCTGGTCAGCGACCAGGTCCTCGCGGACGCGGCCGAGCTCGGCGCCGAGCACCGCATCCTTGCGGTCGAAGGGGTTGTCGCTGCTGTGCTTCATGAGCTACAGAGCGCCGGCCTTCGCGATGGCGCGGCTTCGCTGAACGCGGCGGCAGCATCCCCGGTGCGCGGCGCTAACGCAGCGCTCGAGGCGGCGCTCGAATCTCGCAAAGCGAATGCCACGACCGCGCCGCTGCGCTCCTTTGCCCGAGCCCTGGACGCTGCGATTGCGGCGCGTGGCTTGCCCCGGATCGGGCCGACCGTCGTCGGCCGGCTTGCGATCCCGGTCCTTGAGCTCCCGGTCGCCAGCGGCTACCTGACGGCTCGGGATGTCCTCGAGGGCTATGCCGACGCGGTACGCGATTGCCGGCGGGAGCGTGACCCGGGGATTCGCACCGAAGATTCGCCGAGCGAATCCCCCGTTCCCGAAACGGTGGCGCGCTAGCAGGATTGGCCCATGAACGGAGGACACATGGACTTGACGGAACCGAAGACCGTGACGAGCGCCGCGCTCGGGCTCGTCAAGGCGATTGCGGCAAACGTCGGCCTCGGTCGAGGCGACAAGACGACCACCGAGGAAGCCGCCGCGATGGTGCGCGACATCGCCGCGAACGTACGCGCCGACGAGGACACGAAGCGGCGGCAACTGGCCGCGACGCTCGACGACCTCGCGCGAAAGCAATTTACTGGGAAGCTCAGCACGAGGGATCGCTCGGCCCTCGAGGCGCTGCTACGCGAGAACCCCGCGATCGAGGGCGAGGTCGTGGCGCGCGTCACGGCCCTGGCCGCTGTACGTGACGCCGCGGAGGCTGCAGCCAGCCGTCGCGTGCGGTGGGAGGAAGCGAAGGCGGAGACCAAAGCCGCAGAGGAGCGGCTCAAGAACTTCGAGCGCGAACGGCTCGAGCTCCGCAACGTGCTCGCGCGCGGACAGTCGCGTAGGGCGGCGGCCAGCGAAACAGAGCAACGTCTCGTGGCATTGATCGAGCAGCATCGAGCGCTGCTCGGCGCCGAAGGGGACACGCGAGACCTCGCTGCGCAGCTCATCGCGGCGGCCGGCGAAAAACTGTGACGATGGGCGCCGTTCACCCGCTGCCGATCGCGGATCCGCCGTGTGGGCCGGTCGCGCCATCCGCGACCGACGATGAGGTGATCGGCGCCGCGATAGCGATATTGGCCGATCGACTCAAACGCGGTATCGGGGACATTGACCTCGAAGCATTGCGCGAGTGGCTCGTGCTGGTACTTGGCGACGAGGAGCGCGAGTTCGGCGGCTGCGCGTTCTTTACAAACGGCGGCACGTGTCTCCAGTGCGATCCGCGAATGTTCGCCGGCGGCGTCGCGTTCGTGAGTGCAAGCCCGCGGGTGATCGTGCAGCGTGGGCTACAGCTCGGCGCGACTCGCGCGGTTCGATTCCACAATCATCCAGGTGGCCCGGCGCTTCCGAGCGATGCGGATCGCGACTCCCATGCGGACATCCGCGATGCGTTGCTGCTCTTCGAGATCGTCTTGCATGATGATCTCATTGTGGCCGGGCAGGAAGTTTTCAGTTTTCGCGACGCCGGGATTCTTGGCGAACGACCGCGGGCACGCAAGCGCGAGGAGACGGGCACTCCGTGGCTGGCACGCTATGGAGCCGCCGCGCACGGCTTGATCAACACGTTGCTCGGCGGCCTGGAAGAGTTCGACCTTGCCGGCTGCAGCCGTGCCAGATTAGCGGCGCTGTCGGAGCAAGCCAGTTCCATCCAAACGACACTCAACAGTGCGCGCGACGCAATTCGCTTGCTCGACGCCGGAGAGTCCGTAGGAAGGAGTCAACTTTCGTTCCTGGAGGACGCGCTCGCCTCGGATGCGGCCGCGCACGGCGATCTCGCGCGCGAGGCACGTCTCCAGATGGAGAAGCGTTCTTGACCCAGCGCGGCACAGGTAGAGCCGCCCTTCCGCCGCGAGCTTGCGCACGGCGGGAGGGCGGCCCGCTTCCGGGCGGGCGGGGCATAAATGCGCAAGCGCGGGCGGGCCAGGACCGTCTGGCCCGGAGGGCCTCTCCCGACGCCGGCGTGCCCGGTGACACGAGGGCCGCTTGCATGGAAAGACCGGCTGAGCTACTTCAAAGGGAGCGGCCGTTGAGCCGCGAGCTCCGTCGCCGAGTCAACCGCCGCGCGTGGGTGCTCGCGAGGAAGGCGTACGCGCACCTTCGCGACGCCATGTTCGCAGATGTGACGGAGCACTTTCCCCCTGACGAAATCGAGAATTGGCAGCCGCGCGCTCCGGACGAAGGGGGCTAAAGATGCCGATCGATCGCGCCGAAGTCGTATTCACCGCCCGCGACGAGACCCGCGCCGCCCTGGAGTCGGTGAAGCGCGGCTTCGGCGACATCGCGGGCGTCGCCGGCCGGGTGGGCAGCACGCTCGGCGCGCTCGGCGGGGTGGGGGCCATCGCGGGCATCGCCGCGCTCGGGCGCCAGGGCATCCAGACGGCGGCGAACCTCGCCGACCTCGCCGAGAAGACCTCGCTCTCGGTGGAGACGCTCTCGAGCCTGCGCCGCGTGGCGATCATCGGCGGGCAGTCGATCGACCAGGTCGGCGACACCGCCGCCAACTTCGCGCGCAACGTGTCCAAAGCGGCGGGCGGGAACAAGGAGCTGCTGCGCACGTTCGAGGCGCTCGGGATCTCGCAGCAGCGGTTGCAGGGCGCTCGCTTCGACGAGCTCTTCGTCGAGTTCGCGCAGAAGGTGTCGCAGGCCGAGAACCGCACCAACGCGCTCGCCTTCGCGACCACGCTCGCCGGCGAGAGCGCGCGGAACGCGATGCCGTTCTTCCGCGAGCTCGCCACGCAGGGGCTCGCCGGCGGGAATGTCACGCGCCAGCAGGCGCTCGAGGCGCAGGAGCTCGAGCGCGCCTTCCGGCAGTTCAAGCTCACCGTCGACGACCTCAAGGTCTCTCTCGGCCTGGGTCTACTCCCGGCGCTCACCGAAGTCCTGGCAGAGATGCGCGACATCGCGCGGCTCTCCGGGAGTTTCGGTGAGGCGTTCGCAGCCTTCGCCGACCCGAACCCGCTGAACGCCTTGAAGAGCACCGCGGAGCGGCTGAAAGAGATCCGGACAGAGCTCGACCGGACACAACAGTCGTTGCAGGAGTTCGTCGAAGACGGGCTTGACACGGCGAGACTCGAGGCGCGCATTTCGACGCTGGTCAGGCAGAACGAGTTTTTCAGGGCGAAGCAGCTCCGGGAATCGCTCGCCGGCCGGACCGGCGAGCAATTCCTCGATGTCCGGGATCTGCGTGCCCGGCAACGCGGGTTCGAGCTCCCCGCGCTACCGGGCAAAGGCGCGAGCACGGCCGCGGCCGACGCCGCCCGGCGCGCCGAGCTCGCCCTGATCGAAGCGCGCGGCAAGGCCGCCGCGGATTCCGAGAAACGCCTGGCCGATGTCCGGCTCGATCTCCTGCAGCGCTTCTACAACCAGGGCCTGATCGGCGAGCGCGAGTACTGGGACCGCCGCCGGGAGGTCCAGGAGGCCGCCGCGGCCGCCTCGATCGCGGCGGTCACCGAGGAGGTCACCGCGCGCGAGCGCGCGCTCGCCGACGCACGCCGACGCGCCGGGGCCGGCTCGGCGGAGGCCCTCGGCGCGGAAAAGGATCTGCTCGAAGCCCAGACGCGCCGCAGCCGCCTGGAGGAGGACATCGCCAACGCTTCGGTGCGGTCGTACCTCGAATCGCAGCGTGCCGCGGAGGCCTATGCCGACACCGTCCGGAGCCTCGAGGCGCAGCTCGCCGAGCTCGCCGGCCGGTCCGCCGAGGCCGCGGCAATCACCTTCGACCAGCAGAACCGCGGACTGCGGCAACGGCTGGAGACGAACCGCGATGAGGAAGGCCTCGAGCGGCTCACCGCCCTGCGCGCGGCACGCATCGCACAGGCGCAGTTCAACGATCAGCGCGAGCGCGCGACCGAGATCACGCAGCGCCTCGCCCTGCAGGAGGAGCGCGTCCAGAACAGCCTGCGCGTCGGCGCGATCTCCGAGCTCGAGGCGCTGCGGCGCACGAGCGAGGCCCGCCAGGCCTCCCTCGACGAGCTCGGCCAGATCGCCGATGCACTGGAGGAGACGGCGCGCTCGTCCGGTTTGCCGCGGCTCAAGCTCCAGGCCGAGGAGCTCAAGGTGCAGCTCGAGGCGTTGCGCGGCGAGTCGGATCTCGTTGCGCAGAAGTTCGACACCATCTTCGAGTCGAGCTTCACCGACGCGCTCGGCGACATCGCGAGCGGGGCGAAGTCGGCGAAGGACGCCTTCCGCGACATGGCCGACTCGATCGTGCGCGACATCACGCGGCTCGCCGCGCAGGACGTCGCGCGGCAGCTCTTCGGCTCGGTCGGGGGCGGCGGCGGGATCGGCGGAATCCTCGCGGGGCTCTTCGGTCGCGGTGGCGGCGGCACGCCTTCCAGCCTTCTCGCCGGTGGAATCATTGGCTTTGCGACCGGCACGCCCTACGTGCCGCGCGACATGCTGGCGATGGTCCACCGCGGCGAGGCGATCGTGCCGGCCGGTCAGAACCGCGGCGGCATGCGCGTAATACAGAACTTCAATATCTCAGGGGCGACCGACGCGCGTTCGCAGGAGCAGATCGCCGCGGCGGCGGCGAGGGGATTGGCGCGCGTCAGTCGCCGCACGCTCTGAGATCAAATATAGTCTCGGCATCAATCAGAGGACCGCTCGATGGCCGAGATCTTAGAGTTTTTACCGCCGGACGACTACTTTGGGTCGATCACCTGCGGCCAGGTTGATGGCCGCACTCCTCCGAACAGCCGGCGGAAGTCTACCGCGGGCCGTTCGAACCCCCAGGCTCGGC